CGCCGTCCTTCATCCGCTCTATTGCGTCGATATTTATCATATGATAGGTCTCCTCGGTCAGCGGGCAATGGAGAGATATCAGATCGCTTTCGCCGAGAAGTTCATCGAGTTCGACATATCGAACGAAGTCGAGCGAGGGGTTCCGATATTTATCATAGGCGATAACATTCATCCCGAGACCGCGGCAGGCGCGCGCAAACGACGCGCCTATCTTTCCCGTGCCGACGACTCCCGCCGTCTTGCCGCAGAAGTTGACTCCCGTCAATCCCATGAGGCTGAAATTGTTTTCGCGCACTTTTATATAAGCCTTGTGTATGCGGCGATTGACGGCGAACGCGAGCGCGAGGGCATGCTCGGCTATTGCCTCGGGCGAATACCCCGGCACGCGCATAACGGAGATACCGTGTTCCTGCGCCGCCGGAAGATCGACATTGTTATATCCGGCGCAGCGCATGAGAATGAGCCTGACCCCGTTCTCGGCGAGGATATCCACCACCCGCCTGCCGACATCGGACGCGACGAACAGGCACACGGCGTCATAGCCTTTTGAGAGCGGCGCGGTGCGGTAAGAGATATCCGTCTTGAGATAGTCTATTTCAATGTCGGGATATTTGCCCGCAAGCTTCTCGAACGCCTCGCGGTCATACGGCTTTGTATCATAAAAAAGTATCTTCATAGAATGCGCCTCCGGCAGTTTTCTCTGAATAGTATCTGCCGGACAGGAATGAATATTCGGGCTAAATGAGCACAATTTATCATAAAGAGTGAAAACAATGGGAAGAAAATACAAAAAAGGCTTGACTTTTTCGAGCAAATATTATATGATAATCAAGCTGATTTGCGGATACAGCTTCCGCACGGCGAAAAGGATATGATCCATTAGCTCAGTCGGTAGAGCACTTGACTTTTAATCAAGGTGTCCGGAGTTCGAATCTCCGATGGATCACCAAAATAAAAATCTCGAAACCGTTGATATATAACAGTTTCGGGATTTTTATTTTGTTCGGGGGCAGAGTCCTGTATTTTTCTCATGTGTCCTCAAAACAGCTGATTTTTCAACGGTTGGGAACAAATTGTGAACACTTTTTTCTTGCAATTATAAAGAATCGTGCTATAATGCAATAAAGAGCCTCCGGCTCTATATCCTATTTCTTCTTGTGGCTCTCGGTCAGACCGAGGGCCGCGTACTTTATTTTATAAAGCAGAAAACCGGGCAGAGGAAAATCCCCTGCCCGGTTGTGTTTTAAATCGCTCCGAAAAACTTTTAAATCGCTCCGAAGAGCTTGAGAATCTGCACGACCGCCCAAGCGCCGTAAAGCCCGAGCATGTTCATGAGGTTAAAAACAATAGCAGTTATCATTTTGTTACCTCCTCTGTGACATCATCAAATCCGTAGTCTTTACGGAACGCTTCATTGAATTTGCTCACCGTGGCTTCTATCAGCATTTTCAGCTCAAGGTCGGTAATCGTTATGCCCTTTTCATTCAGCATCTCAACGATTGCTTCAGCAGCTTTATCATATTTCTCCTGACCGTGTAGATCCTTGTAGAGCTGCTCGATAGCCTCGACGCAGGTCTTGGCAACCGCTTTCTTCGTCTTGTCGTCAAAATACTTCTGAAAGAGCTTCTTCGCGCATACGCCGAGGTATGATGCTATAGCTGTCAGAATGGTGCAAAGAATGCCCATTCCGCAGCTGTCCCAAAATGCTTTTATGTATTCCATGTGCTTGTCCTCCTTATTTGAGCAGCTGATTTACTTTCTTCTGAACTTCGGCAGGATCATAGCCCGCCGCTTTGAGTCTGATTTTTCGAATCGCGCCATTGCCCCACTTACCGGCGATAACTTCGCGGGCAACGGTGTCAACGGATTTTTTAGCCGGCTTTTTCTGACTGTAAACGATTTCATTTACACGCTTCTGAACCTCGTTCGGGTCATACCCGGCATTGCGCAGGCGTGTCATACGGTCGGCGCCGTTGCCCCACTGGCCGTTGATTACTTCGTGAGCGACCTCATCGACGGATTTCTTCTTTGTGCCCTGAGGCTTCGTCTGTGCCGCGTCAGCGACATATTTGACATACGGCAGCTTACCATGCTTCGACCAGTTGCGGCGATTGCAACCGGGTTTGTCGCAATTGCAGGCGGTTATCTGCACGCAGTTCTTCCAGCGCGGCGTACACTCGACCGCGAGCCCGTCGCCTATGTACACGCCGATGTGTCCCGGAGACCACAGGGCTTCTCCGATTTCGATTTTGCTGAAGTTTGTGCTGATGCCTGTACACTTCTGGATCATCGTATCCGCATTGATATCCGGCACACCGTTCGAAGCGTACTTCGCGCCGCCGTAGGGTTTGGACTTATCGCCCGTCCAACCCCAAAGCACGCCCTTTATAAGGCAGACGCAATCAAAACCGAAGGTGTCAGCTGATGCCGCTTTTATCATCTTCTGTCTGCTCGGATCTCTGTTGTAGTCGTTATTGTTGCAATAACGCTGTTTGTTGGATGCCGTAAGCGGTGCGCCGAAGCAGCCGTTCACATAAAGCGTCTTGTAGTGCAGCGCGATATCTTTCACCTTCGCTGCGAGTTCTTTGTTCGTCATGATAAATAACCTCCTTATTTTTTATAAAGCTGCTGTTCGATCGTATCGATCCTGTGGTGCGCCTGTTTGGCGGACGATTCGACAGAACTCAGCCGTTCGACCACCTTTCCTATCTGGTCATCCTGCTTTTCTTGCTTTCTCTTGATGTCATCAACGCCACTTTTGATGTATCCGAGTTCCGTTAAAACGACACCATCTTTCTTGCCCTCGTCTTTGTTGTCACTTTTGCCGTTCCGCTTATAGGCGATATAGCCAAAGATTATTGCGCATATAGTCCCGCACGCACTAAGAATCGTCAAGAAGATGTTTACACCGCTCATGTAGTCACCTCCTCGAAATAAATGCCCACAAGCTGCGACGGTACATAGTGCAGTATAGTTTTGCTGATTTTCCGTGACCGATTGATATACAGATGTTCATATCATTAACCTCCTGTTATTCTATTTTTTCGTCAAGCGTGACAACGAGATTTTCGCCCTTGCCTTTGGCAGATACGCGGAAGTAAGCCGCGCCCTTCGGAGGCGCAACATTCGCGTCTGTGGAAAATGCCGCAGCGGCGTTGGGGTCGTCAATTTGGGTTGGGTAATACATATTTCGCCCAAGCTGGTCATAGCCTAATACGCTCCCCTTGAGGGTGAAATCTGCATTATACCATGCGAGGCGAGCACCATATTCGTTCCACGTGATACCATCCCCGCCAATGCGGTAGACGTGCACTGCGCCGCCGTCGAAGGGGATAAATCCTGTTACGGTGAAGTGATTTAGGGCAGAGGTTGTTCCGTCAGATTTCAGCATTTGCCCATCCGTATAAGGCGCGGATGCTCCGTTGCTATCAATCGCGGTAAGCACAAGATTGTGATACGACACAACCTTTGTAGCCTTTGCGGTAATCACGACATCGCCCGTAACCGCCGCTATACTGACGACTCCTGTATCAGAGTTGTAAGCCGTGGACGTTATATCCGTGCCGCCCATTGCTATGGTGACGCTGCTCATGGTGTACCCGTCTGCCGCTGTGATAGTAGCACTGTATGCCGTGCCGTCCTCTGCCGCTACCGCATCATTGCTGGTGGTGACGTTGGTCAAAGTATTAGTTATACTGTGGTATACAGTGGCTGCATAGCCGATTGTGCGGTCTATACCTGCACCGTAGCAAAAGGAGTATAAGACCTGCTCCGATGGATTGATGACGTTGACATTGAAAGCCGTGTCTTTTCCTGTTCCCGCCGTCTTGTCATGCGGGGCAGGGTCTCCAAACGAAATGCCGTTCATCGTTACGACTCCGCTGTTGTTGCGGTAAAAACAGGCATTAGGCGTACACATACGCCATGCGTCAAACTCCGTTCCTTGTCCGTTAGCCACGCTGTGTAATTTCCCAAACTGGAAACAATGGTTGTGACCGTGGACGTTTGCGATGAACTTTGCAGAATTGTGACCGTTAAAATTCACCGTAACGCCGTTCTGCACCGTGCTTTTCCCCGCGACATAAGCTTTGACGATGTTTCCTGTCGGATAGGCGCCGCCTAAGTCGAGCGGGTAGTGCCCGAGAACTATAATTCCCCATTGCGCCGCGTCTGCTTTACTGCCGACGGCGTAAAGTGTCTGGGCGAACCATAGCAACTGCTCCGGAGAGCAGCAGTACGCAGCGTTCTCGCCGCTCACTGTCTCGCCCTCGCAGGTGTTCAGGCAGATGACACGGAGTTTTTTCTCCGCAAAATCGCGGTAACAATATCCGTATTCTTCACTGCCGTACACAGCACCTTCATTGTACTTCCAGATGTTATTTTTTAAGAACTGTGCGCCGACAAGTGTGCTGTATTCGCCAGTGTCATGGTTTCCTACCGTGCGAAGCTGTGGAATATTCTTCCACGCCTCGCCGAGCCATCCGTTGATTTGGTCGAATTGCTGCTGCATTAGCTCGGTCGTGGTTTTGGCGTTGCCAAAAGTTACGTCACCGAGCATGCACGCAAAATCAATCTGCGGGAGACTATAAGATAGCACCTTTAGGGCTTGGCAAGCGTGCAGATTGCCCGCGTTAATGTTCGTCTGCCAGCTATCTACCTGCGGTCCAGTGTGGTGTAAGTCTGATATCGCAAGAAACACAATGCTGTCGGCTTTCATCACCGCTTTAACCTTTTCCGCCACCGCCAGCGCCTCAGATTTTACGTAGCTTGGAATATCTGCGTGGTTGATTTTGTCGACACTTACTCCGCTCAACAGCTCTGCCATAGCATCAATTTTAGTCCCGTCCGGAACCGCCACATTGTTATCAGTTAGATAAGTCTTCAAAGTGCTTTTTGCGCCATTTATGCGCTCAAGGTTTGAGCTTATACTCATATGCAAGCGCCTCCTTAAATCGCTGCAAGAGCTGTTTCAATTGCGTTAGTAAGTGATACTGTGCCGCCCGAGGTTTTGCCTGCGGGTATGGTGTAACTGGTCGTCGTCAAGCCGTCTATCGTCCCTGTCAGAGTACCGTTGTCCGCCATAGTACCCTCAACGACCGAGCCATCGGCGGCGACTATTTTCTTCCCTTCCACGACATCTCCGGCAGCAGCGGTTACGTCGCTAACATCCTGATATTTGGCGGGGATAGCTGCCACAGAGACCTTGCCGAGCACCTTGCCCGCCGTCGGGGTGATATCCTGCGCCGCTTTAGTAGGTGTGGCGGTCTTGTTTTCGAGCACTATGCTCACTGCACCTTTGCCGTTATGTATGCCATCAGGGACAGTGTAAGACTGGTTGCCCTTAGTGGCGTCGAGAACCTTTGACACAGCACCGTTATCGGTTAAAGTACCCGTAGCAGTTGTGCCGTCCGACTTAATAAATACCTTATTGGCACGAACATCGCCCTCTTCGGTGGTTGTTGCGCTAACATCCTGATAGTTTTCGGGGATTGCGCCGACTGTAACCGCCGATAAGCCGTAGTAACCTTGGTCGGGAGATATGGACTGTTGCTCTTTGGTCGGCGTTACGGATTTTGTCTGCAAGTTGTAATTGCCGCCGCCCGAGACACCTTTAACTGTACCGCTGCCGTTGTGATATCCGGCGGGGATAGTATAGCTCTCGCCCTCTTTGACGCTCGCGTCAACCGCCCCCTGATTCTTGATAGCGGCGGCTTTAGTTGCGAGTTCGTCAAGCTTGTCCGTGCTTGTGGCAAGCCCCAACCCGACAAGCCATGTCCTTATCTTATTTCTCGCGTTTTGCAGTCTGGTGATTTCTGTCTGTGTGCTCATATATTAGCCTCCTTAGATTGTTGCTAAAAGCGCATTGATATTTCCAACAGCCGTGTAGACTGCTCCCGACGTTATCGGCTTAGTATTGTCTTGCTCGGCAGAAGTCGCGGTATCGACGGACAGCTTGCCGTTTTTCACCTTTAAACCGTCACCGATAGCATAACCTCCTGCGCCGCCTCCGCCGAGGGCTTTGCCGTCATAGGTCAAAATGCCGTTTGAGTCGTCAAACTTATCAAGCACCAGCTTGTTTTCGTGCGAATGCCGTGCGGCGGTGTTAAGCGCTATTTCGGCGGCAAGGCTGTGACTCAACCGCTCTGTGCCGTCCGGGATTGACACCTTTGCAGTGCCTGTTATCCTCGGCGCATAGCCGACTATCTCGCCGTCCGCAAAGGCGACAAGCTGCGCTGCCATGTTGCCGGGTTCTGGCACGATATCGCTCGTGATTTTGACCGTCACATAGCCGTCCGTAGGAGTCAACAGCTCGGTTTGCAGATACTCGCCGACCGTCGACTCAAAGTAGACGCGGTAGCTGTCTGCGCCCTCAAGCTCTGCGGGAACGGGGAGGGATAACTCCGTGAAGTTGTTCTCCGCTCGATATCCAACGTCATACCCGCGAGGGCGGGCATAGTCAACCGTTATCGTTCTTATCTGCATCTTTTCCCGCCTCCCCATTCTCGCCCTCCACGGGCGTTTTTTCGAGTTCTGAGAGCATATCGGACAACAGTTCGATTTTGCCGCAAACTTTGGCAAGCTCGACTTTATTGACCTCTATCTGCTGTATCAGCTGCGCGTTGTGTTTCTGCAAGGCTTCGCCCTGCGCTCGCACTTCAGCGATTTTCTGTTCGATTTCTGCTTTTGTCATGTCGTCCTCCTTATGCGAAAGCGAGTTTTTTCGAACCGGTTGTATTTGACCAAAACGCTATGCCGCTTTGAGTAAATGTCAGTCTGTACGCGTTGCCGCTCGGGTCTGTTAATCTGACTTCCGCCCGGTCGCTCTGCGCCGCGAAAACATCAGCGCGAACATAATCGTTTCTCTGCGTTGTGTTGTCTCTCACACGCACGGAAAAGGCAGGAACTCCTGCCACTAACGACGCGCCGAAGTCTGTAGTAAATTTGACCAGCTGCGCATTAAATCCTGTAGCCCGATATGCGAGATATTCTCTTGCGTCGGTCGCATATCCCATTTCATTGACAGACAGCAATCGGCGAATATATGTCGCATCATACTCTACGCGCATGTAATCATAAGTCCATGCCTTTTCCATCTCAGAATACGGCTTTGCAGTGGTGTCAAAGTCGCGACCATTATTAAGCGATTTTCCGAACCTAAAACCTCCGTTTGAATGACCGCCAAGCGAATAATCGGCTGATGCAAAAGTAGCGTACAAAAGGACATCATCAACGGATTTATATATCAATGTATTTCCGACGCCCATGTACTTTTTTTCAGCGTCCGAATTGCTGCCCGCGCCCTGATAAAGTTCGATAGAACCTGACGATAAATCAACTCGATATCCGTCAGAACTTTTAACAGACAACATTCCGCCGTCAAGGTTTATATCGCCGCCAGTGATGTTGATATCAGAGGCTTCGATGTGACCCGTGTCCAAGTTAAAAGAAAACTTCCCGGTCGGCGACGAAAGGATATCCGTCGTGATATAACTCGCGGAAATCTTGTTTGCGGCAATGCTTCGGATAACCGCATCACCGTCTTTTGATACACCGTACTCCCAGTTCGGGGATCCGTTGTTCCAACCGTTATTAGTCCAGGCATAACCACCGGCGTTGCGGCAGTAGATAGTGTTGCTCCCCTCGAGCGTAGGCTTGTCGTGGTAATAAGTAATTACCGCGCCGCTGCTGTCTGCTTTCCGCGTGACATATAAGCCCATACTATTTGCGATGGTCTCATTCAGTGCGAGTGTCGCCTGTTCGTAGTCGTTGATTTGCGCCGCCTGTTGAGCGCGGGTCTGCTCGAGTACCGCCTGCTGCTTCGGTGTAAACGCGCCCATTGTGGCATATCCCGACTGCGTTGCCGTTTCGCCCTTGCCCTCGAGCTTCGTGCAGCGGTTCTGTGACTGCCACTTGACATTTGTCAGCACGACCTTTTTCGTCCCCTGCGCCGTCTCAAAGTTCATAACATCGAGCGGTCTGAGGTGCGGAAAGGAGTGCGTCGTGCAGGACATCGGAGTGTATGTAAGACTGCATCGCGCGGTTTTGAGCTCCGCCGCCAGTGTGCTGAGATTCATATCACTCTGCGCAAGAAGATTGCCCTCGATGTTAAAGGCATAGTCCTTTGTGCCAGCGAGGTACTCTGTCTTGTTCTCGTCGTTTCCGACGATGCGCACGCCGGAGAACACTATGTTGTTTTCGGCAAAGTCTGTATTGCCGGAAGTAAAACGATCCGAAGCTTTTATAACCGTGTGCTTGGCGTTTGTCGCATACCACCCGCCTGTCAGCTTGCCGTCATAGTCGATATACAAGCTCACGCCCATAAGCTCCGCAGCCCAGACAAGCACCTGACGATAGGTCAGATTGTCCGCCTCCGGGCGTTTTGGTATCGATACACCCCGATGCAAAGTGTTTGTCGGAAGCTTCTGCGACACCCCGCACTTTGTGCAGGCATCGGCGACTATCTGATACAGCGTTGCAGGATAGGCAAGCTCAGTATCATAGGCTCGGTTAAACTTCGCCATGCGGTCATAAGCCGTTATTTTGATGCTTCTGAGCTTGCGCGGAGGGCTGTCCACCGTGTAATAGCCGATAGGCACTGTCTCCTTTGTCGAGCCTGCGGGAAAGCTCGTAGTGACATACAGCTGTGCGCCCTCGAACACCTTGTCGTCAAACGTGCCGTCGGTATTCTCAAGAGTAAAACTCAGTTCTGACATACACGCCGAGCCCAAATCAAGCTTGCCGCCCGTGACGCTCGACCAGTCCACCGTTACCGCGCCGATGATGTCCTTGTCGGTGATATTAAATGCCGTGCCCTTGGTAGGCGTACAGAGGATATTGACGGACTGCACTACATCCTCTCGCAGAGCCGCAAGCCCGGCAGAAGTTATTGGATACATGACATCACCCCTTTCGCGCCACGATTTTAAAGGTCACATTGTCAACAACATTCAGACTGCTGTTGTACAGCGGCGCACTTCTGTTGCCGACATAAAACTCTTTTGTTACATATCCGCCCTCGAGCATATTTAAGTACTTGACCGTTATATACTCCGGATTGAACATTTTCAGGATCTTGCTCGCGTTCGCTATGGACAACCCGGAAAATTTAAGCGTTACCGCATCGGTCTGCCCTATGCGTTTTTTGTGCATGACGACATCTTCGGTACGCCCTGCATCGCTGGCCGAAGCGTCCTCAAGCTCCCATTTATATCCGTCCTCCGAGTCAGGATATACCGGCATAGTTACGCCGTCCACGGTAGCTATCGGATTGTCGCCGGGATTAAAAGCGGTTGCCACTGCTGTCCCACCTTCTTTCTTGACATAAAAAATAAAACATGATAAATTAAAAAGAAAAAGGAGAAAAATAATATGGATAATGTTCTTTTTGGACTTGGTCTTTTGTCTGCGATAGGCGTAATCGCCTTTTTAGTAATTGCAGTTGTGCGAATCTTCAAGAAGAAGCCCCGCAAGAATTTTGTCGTTGCAGCTTTGATTTGCTTTGTTGCATCTACCATATTCATGTTTTGTGGGGCGCAAACCAACTACAACAACATGACCCCCGAAGAGAGATCTGAATATGATTCAAAGCTTGCCGCCGAATCACAACTTAAAGAAGAAAAGAAAGCAAGCAAAGATAAAAGCAAGGACAAAAACAAGACGAGCGAGCCGCCGATGACAGAAGCCGCTGCGTCGCAAAATATTGGCGACGTCTCAGTCCAAGCACTTAAGCTCTATGCTGACCTCTCGGATGAACAGGCTCAAAAAGTTATAAACGACTTTAAAAAAGTGGGAATTTCCACTCCGATTTACTTTGAATCATTATCATCAAACTCGACAGATAAAAGCTTTAAATTTTCGAACGATAAGATATCCGGAACGCTTGTCGTTTCCAATGGAAAGACGAGTTACATTTCGAGCGGCGGAGTCGAGCTGTTCAACTCCAAAAAAGGCGGAGCCCTCGCAAACATTGAAGATTACTATCTCAGTTCCTACGAGTCAAATTATTACAAGGGCATGGCAGAACAACATGTTAAGCAATACCTCAAGACTCCATCAGCCGCGTCGTTCCCCAACCTCACGGATACAAGCGCATGGATTGTATCGCGCTATAAAGACACTGTTACGGTCAGCGCGTGGGTTGACTCACAAAACTCCTACGGCGCACAGTTACGCAGCGATTTTGTAATTCAGATGTCTTACGCTTCACAAGGAACAAGTCTTACATATGCGGAAATTGAAGATAAAGTTCTCTACGGTTCCTTTGTTTCATATTGAAAGCAGCCCCTTTCAGAGGGGCTGCTTTTTATATGTCGCATGGAATAACTGTTCTTCCGCTCTTTTGATTATATCTCTGAACAGCG